CCTACTTTACCAAAAGTGGGAGAACTTAATGAGTAAAAGAGTGAAGAAGCGTTTTAATAGTAATGTAAACGTAATTGATTTTCATACATACCTTCCAGCGAAAAAGCATCGTGTAGATGTAAACCCTCGCAACAAAAACCAACAACTATACCTACAGCAACTACAAAACGATGATAAGAACATCGTCATAGCAGTAGGACCAGCCGGCACAGGCAAAACTATGTTAGCTGTTCAGCACGGTATACGTATGTTTCAGGAAGGCAAAGTAGACAAAATCATAATCACTAGACCCGCCGTGAGTGTAGATGAAGACCTAGGATTTTTGCCAGGAACCTTACAAGAAAAGATGGCTCCTTGGACAAGACCTATATTTGACGTATTAGGAGAATATTATAGTCAAAAAGACATTGAAAATATGTTACAAGAGGGCGTAGTAGAAATTAGTCCATTAGCTTATATGAGGGGCCGCACATTTAAGAGTGCTTATATCATAGCTGATGAGATGCAAAATGCTACTCCAAATCAAATGAAAATGCTGTTAACAAGGCTTGGGGATTTCAGTAAAATGGTAGTTACTGGAGATCTTAATCAAGCAGATAGGTTAAAAGACAACGGTCTTATTAATTTTATTGAGCTGTTAAGAGAATATAAACAGACAGAATATCTAGCTGTCGTTCAGTTTGACCACACAGATATCGAACGACATCACGCCGTTAAGGAGATACTTGCAATTTACGGTGATTAATTTTTAAGGTTAACTTGGGCGATATAGTCGCCCAAGTATTTCACTAGACGTGGCTAAGTCGAATCATGGTTGCGGCTAGATTAATTTCTGGATCATTTACTAGCGTATGATCTACTAGGCCTTGCTTAATTATTAAAATTGCCTTTTCTTGCCGTTGTTCATCACCGAACACTTCGACATTATCGTAAAGCCAACGATAAATTTCCTCCATTTCTTCTGGTCTAGCCTGACTACAAACTAATTTACGTGCTTCGCTAATTTTTCCTTTCTTAAATAGATCTACCATCTCAATATGATAATCACTAGTTGCATCATTAGAGTCTGCACCGTGCAATTTACCATCAATACTGTTCATTTGTACACTATTAATACATTTTCTAAGATCCGGGTAAGTAGCTCGTACATATGTGTCTAGCGTGTCTAAGTCAAAATCAATATTTTCTTCTACAAGTATAGTTGCCACTCGAGCAGTGAATTCGTTGGCGTCAGTTTTCTCGATATGAATTTTTTGGCATCTACTATGTAATGGAGGAATAATTCTATTAGGGTAGTTACAAGTTAAAATAAATCTTACAGTTTGGCTATATTGTTCCATAAGATTACGCATAGCTGGCTGTACACTCTGTGGATTAAGATAATCTGCTTCATCAATTACAACAATTTTAAATTCACCAAATGGAATAGTTTGACAAAATCCTTCTAACTTATCTCGTAACCAGTCAATTTTACGACCATCTTTACTACCATTTACAAACATAACATCAGTGTCTTGTACGTTTAGTTGGTTAATCAATATTTTAGCCAGTGTAGTTTTTCCTACGCCTGCATTGCCACTAAACATTAGCTGAGGGATACTACCTTCCTCGATCCATTTCTCTATTTGGGCTCGTTGAGTTTCATCTCGGAATACGTATCCATCCAAGGTGGCAGGTCTGTATTTCTCTGTCCAGAGTTCTTTCATAATTACCTCTTAAAAAGTTTTTTAATTGCTTGGATTAGATTATAAAATCTTAGGTGATAAATGTCAATACTAGGAGGGTGATGTGGACATCTGCCTTGTCTAAAGTCGCAAGTAACAGCATACTCTTTACGGCAGATGTCGCATTTCATTTCAAAAATGGTGACAGATTAGGAGGTTGCCATCCGTCTGGTTTAAGAACTTTACCATCTTCTCGTTTACGTACTTTTCCTGTTAGGTCATCTATTTTGGCAAAATTTGTACGCATTACTTCATTCCAAGCACCTTCACCATCGGCTCCCATGCTATGGATAGCACCAATGGTAACAACCAAAATATCAGTTAAAGCATCTAGCTGTTCTTCTTGACAGCTAGCATCTTCTAATTCTTTAACCTCTTCTTTGATAAGGTTCTTATAAAGAATAAATTGTCCTGCATTTATTTCGCCCACAGTTTGATCGCAGGCTGTCATAAACTTGGCTTGATCCTTAAATGGGTTAGTCATTGTACTAAAATATCCTCTGGTCGCTCGTCGGCGGAAAGTAAAATGTCGTCTGGATCAACACGTCTTACAGTAAAAACTTCTTCACCGTCATCGAGTTGTACACCTCTAGTCCATCTTCCGTGCATAACATAAACCCATTCACCTTCTTTTACTGTGTGTTGATCTGGGCCAATGGCATAAACTTTTGCCCAACGTGGTTTAATACCACTAGTTTTACCATCTTGGCTTGGAATATAAATTCCTGATGTTAGTCTAATTCCTTCAGAGTCTAAATCTTTAACTAATACTGCGTCTCTTAGCGGACGTAATTTAACTTTTTTAAGAGTATCAAAACCCATTATTTCATATCCCTATTGTCTGTATGATATTCTACTGATGCTTCTTCACGCTTGCGAACAATTTTACCGCCTGGCCCTAGCTCGTCACCTCTGGCATTCATTCTAGCATTTCCAACTGCTAGTGTAGATTCATGCTTAATTCTTAGCTTATCTAAATCAAGCTCTCGACCTTGCATTGTTCTATAAGCACTTCTTTGTTGTTCTTTCATTGGCATAATAGTCTCCTAATAACTGTATACTTATCTTAAAAATTCACGCCAGTCTAAATTATATTTAATGGAGTTAATTTTATGTACTCCTAGCAAAAACAGTACATAGCTAGAAACACTACTTCCTCTACCCACTCCCCAAACTACGTTATTAGCTCTAGCAGTATCTACAAAATATTTTAACCAGCGTAATAAATCTAACATATTTCGCTCTTTAAATTCACTAAGCTCTTCTTCTACCCTAGTATGATCTGGATCCCAAGGCGGACAAAGATTTAGGATGTAATTTTCAATATCTAAGTTTTTATAGTCGTCAGGCATAAACCAATTTGACTGTGTATTTTTATCAAACTCGTCTATACTAAGATCTAATTCGGTAAAAAAGTTTAATGGAAGGTTTTCAGTTTCCTTATTTTTTTCTGCTTGTATTATATCAAGGTCTTCAACTTTTCCTTGATATAATAGTTTAATTAGATCTTCTGTTTGGAAGATTGGTCTTCCATATTGGTCGTTTTTCATACAAGCATATTAATTTACATTAATAAGTTTGTCAAGTCCTTTGTCTACGTTTTGGCGCTGTTGTTCCCAGGTCTTTGCTCTTCTAGATTGTAATTCTTGATTATAGCCTTCAAGTAATAATGCTACCTGTTGTTGTAGCATTGGGTTACGTGCTTGCCAATATTTTCTACTTAGGGATTGAATTTTTGCTTCAATCTCTGCGTCTTTTAATTTAGTTACATCTTCAGCTAACGGATGAAACATTATTCTTGGAACTTTCCTAAATATTTCATAAAAACTTTAGCAGCGCCAACTCTCCAAAATTCTAATACTGTTGGTTTATTAGATTCAAGAATCACTTTATGAACTCCGCCAGATCCTGTTATAGAACCACTGGTATCACGTAAAATTCCTGGACTTGATGTAAATGTTATTTCATTGCCAGTAGTTCCTTGAAGTTCTATTCTAAATCGATATTCTTTAGAGCCAGTTCCGGATGTTGGCCAACTTACTAAATTATAAGTAAGGTTTCCTGTAATGTTACTGACAACAAAATAGCTGGCAGTTGTTACAGCGATATCTCCGCTTGTTGCATTAATTGTAGCTACTGTTCCATATAGTGAGTTAGTAAATGCATTGCTTATAGTACTACCATTAAAGTCAGTATTAGCATTAGTTTTAGCTGTATTATTTTGTAAGCTTGTAAGTTCTGTATTAGTTTGGTTAAACGCAGCTTGTATAGCAGCAAAGTTAAGCCTAAATTTTACAGTATCATTATCCTGCCCTGCTACTGGGTAATTTGCGTCATAATTAGTTAATTGGTCATTTACTTGACTTGTCATGATATTGTATTCCTATCGTTCTTAAATACGAGATATTTATCGGCACTGTAGCCTGTAACACTATCTATTATGTACCTATCGATATCATAATCTATAGATGTAAAATCAAAACCAGCTTTGGTTATGTTTAATATTATATCCTTAGCATAGCCTGGCTTACAAAAGCAAATTGGGACAGCCAATTGATAGTCAAGCTCTACTACACTTCCATCTTGCACAGTTCTCATCCATAGCGGGAGATAGTTTCTATCTCTTAATCCTAAACTTCTAATTCTTTTTCGCCAAAGTGTAATACTGCTAGGGGATTTCCACGATGTGTAGCTGTCGCCGGCAAAAATAAAATTACTATCTGCTGGAGCATATAAAGGATTAGCAGGTCCCCAGAAAGGGTTTATTTGATCAAATGGACCATTGTTATAGCTATTATTTTGATCTACTGTAATAGCATTGTTGCTATCATTTGTTTTAATGTTATATGGTAAAACTTTACTGTTTGGTTCCAATGGATCTATAACTTGTATATAAATGACTTCATATACTATAGCATTTGTTCCAGGTAATTTAGCTTGTGCAGATTTGATACTACCTAATATAAATCTTTTTCTACGATGGTTTTGTATCATCATAGCAGATATGGTGTTGGCAGACTTAGTTTCAATGCCTGCATAGACAAGCATTTTTAATTCTTGTTGCACACCAAAGTTCGGATCATCGGGTCTATAGATATATTCAGGAGTAAAGACAGCAGTATTATTTAAAAATGATTTTAATAACGATCTTTGCTCTAGTTTTAAGAATGGTTTAACAACAATGTTACTATAAAGCTCATCATTTGGAGTGGTTATTTCCAGTACAAATTCTTTATCGACACTATCAAAGTTAATAGTATCAGTCGCTGTTATAGTGAATTTATATGTTTTATCAAAAGTAGTTTCTGAATTATCAAAAGTAGTTTCTGTATCATCGAATGTTACGAGCCCGGGTTTACTTATAGAACCATACTGATTTACTTTACCTATTAATTCGCCGTCTAAATTTAGTGTTATTCCTGGAGGTAGAGTTCCAGACTTTAATGTATAAAGCAAGCTAGTATTTGGAATAGTTGTGGTAGCTTGAACAAATAGATTTGAAATTAAGTTCGCTGGAAGTTGCCCTAAATTCCTATCACTGTTCCAAGTTATCACACTATCTACAGTGCCTAAAATGGTAACTGTAAAGGTTCGTCTGCTTCTAGCCATTTCAATATGATCTGATCTGAATTCCATTCTATAGGCTATAGCTGTAAAATTATATGTCTGACTTATACTAGTTTGATAAGGAACCACACCAAATACTTCGCCGTTACCGATGTCAAAAGATAGCCCTGGTGGCAATGTGCTTACAGTTCCTATACCAATGCTAGTGTTATTAGGAATGCTAATGCTTAGTGAAGGATATACAGTGAGTACATATTCTGTTGAACTAATTGTTTGTATATTTGTAATATTATAAATTGTATTATCAGCAAGTACAGAAACAATTGGGTCCGTAGAGTTATTTGGAACTATATATTTTTCAACATAGTTTTTAAGATAAACTTTGTCAGTTATTAAAGGTGCTCCAGAGCAATTTTTTATTCTTATTTTATTTGTACTTATTTTGTTTTCAGCATTTGAATTAAAGCTAGCTATAGCAGTTATTCTAGGATTAATTCCGTCAAGTTCATAAGCAACAGGGTTAGGATTTTTATCATCGTAGACGTCTAGTTTAAAAATATGATAATTACTAGCTCTTTTAATTCCTAAATTTTTAGGAGTGGTCCAGATTGGTGCTCTTACAAATGAACTATCAACAGTAAATGTTCCGGCGTTCTGATTATTGATACCTGTAGTATCTGCATGAAAATAATCATCGCCTACAACAAATATTCTAAATGTCCTATTGTAGCTGCTATCTCCATCTGTGACCTTTACTATAAATTCGTAGTAACGATTTAATTTTTTAGGGGCAGTAGTTGGTGTATAATAATCAAATGTGGTGCTTTCATATAAAAAGCTGTCATACCCGTTGGTAGATAAATTTCCAAAATCAAACGCTATATAATCAAAAATATTTGAGTCGTATCCGGTACTAATAACTGCGGTAGGAATTGTTAAAGCGGGTTGTATAAATCCTACTATTCTTCCTTCTTCAGTTAATATAAGCCCAGGAGGTAACTCTCCCTTTACTTTTGTATATTTTAATACTTGCCCTGCTGTTGTATCAGAATCTATAGCTTCTAATTGGAAATCAATATAAGTGCTATCTAATACGTAAAATTGGTCAGGATTTTGTATAGCTAACGATCCTGACGGTGTAAGCCATATAGGTTCGTCTGCTCCTTCTACAGCAAGGTAAAATGTTCTATCAGAAATTTCAGATCCTAATTTTGCCCGTATAACAAATTTATAATCGGTTGTTCTCGGGACTTCTCGAGCAGATCCAAACAATTTATTATCTTTGATAGTAATGCCATCTGGAAGTTTTCCACTAATGATACTAAAAATAAGATTTGAACTATCATTAAAACCGCTTGGATAATTTACAGGTAGAGGTTGCTCAATAAAAGAGTTTTCTTGAATTGAGCTGAACCTGTATCCAGATGAAACGGACCAAATATTAAGTGACATTCTTAATCAGTAATTTGTGAAATTAGTTTCCAGCCGCCTGAACCTAATGATAATAACACAATCAAGCCGGAAGCATTATTTCCTACAATAGCATTTGACTGGGTATTTCCTGGAAATTTATATTTGTCTACATTAGTTCCGTCGGTTGATGTAGTGCTTAGTATTACAATTTTTCCTATAGTTGTAATATTAGGAAGTGTAGCTCTTCCTAGTCCGCCTAAGGTATTTGTAAAAGAGATGTATTGAGTATTGTTATTATCATTAACTGATATTGCAGTTCCGTCTCCCCAATTAGTAGTCCCTGACAGGGTCGCAACATTATGAGTTGATGATTGTGTTGATCCAGCTGAGATAGACGTCCAACTTAAAGTACCTGAACCGTTTGTGGTTAAGACTTGACCATTAGTACCATCGCTTGCTGGCCACCTCATCCCGTCTAAAATAATTTGCCCGGTACCATTTGCAGTTATAGTTAAATCGGTATTAGTTGTTAATGATTGCAAATTATCAGTTTTCCAAGCTCCAGATGAGCTTAATTCTGCTTTTGTTGTTCTGCTTACTCCATTATTAACCTGGAAAATTAATCGAGCTGGTATTTGAGAACTAGTAGGAGAACCGTCGACTTGTGCTGTAATTTGTGCTGCGGAATTATAAGTAGTTCCTGTATGCCCAACAAAGTTTATTTCACCTAAGTCGTCATTAGTGAGCACAGAAGTCGGAGTAGAATTTGTTCCTCTTGTTCTTATAAGATTTAGGTTTACAGCATCAACAGTTTCATGGTGTTGGAAGTAAGAAATTCCAGCATCTAATGCCACACTATAGCTTTCTCTTACTATAAGTAAATTACCATCAACCCCTTTTGTTGGGCTTCCAACTACTACCCTGTTATTAGGTGCTAGTCTAATATCAGCAGAAGATACAAAATAATACCCATTAACATCTAGGTCGCCACCGAGTTGCGGAGTAGTGTCTTGGACAATATCGGTTATGCCCGATCCACTTGTGTCAACAGCTATACCGCCGATCGTCGATCCGTCCCCGACATATAACTTTTTGGTATCTGTGGTATAAATTAATTCTCCTTCTGCGGGAGTTATACCAGTTCTTTGTGTGTTTGTTCCTCTTCTAAGTTTCAAAGACATTTTAATTTCCTAATTATATTGATCCTAGATCTAATGTAAATCCTGCTGGTGAAGTAAATGATCCAAAGTCTAAATCACCACCTCCTGTTGTGATAGTTGTAAACGAAAAACCTCCGCTTCCATTAGTAGTTAGCACCTGACCATTAGTCCCGTCAGTAATACCAAAGTTTAGTATGCTTGTTGGTTTACCACTTAAGTCATTATAAGATCCACTTGTAGCTACAGTAGCAAATGTAGGTTTACCTGTTACGTTAGTCCAGGTTACATAACTTGATGTGATAAAACTAGAATCATTTGTTAATTGACTTGTAGCAGTTGGGATGTTAGGAAGTGTAGTATATCTCCACAGACCGGTTAGATATTGTAAAAATTGTCCATCAACTGGGGCAAGGTTACTTACATCTGATAATGAACTTAACGGATGATTTGTTATATCACTGACCTGTCCAGTAACATTACCTGTTAAGTTGCCAGTGACATTCCCTGTGACATTACCTGTTAAATTTCCAGTAACATTGCCTGTAACATTTCCTGTTAGGTTAGCAGTGATAGTTCCTGTGGTAGTTACAGTTATAGTGGTGCTATCGTTGCTGATCGCAATGTTTGTTCCTGCTACTAGGCTGCGAAAACTTAGTTTACTGCCGGTTCCAGCGTCTGCTACCACACTGGCAAATACAGGACTGCCAGCGCCTAGGTTAGTTCCGCCTATAATAGTTAAATTATCTAGTTCACTAAAATTACTGTTAACCTTAGTAAAAGCGGTGCGTAGGTCGTCGCCAGTTCCATCGTTAGCATAAGTTCCTAGATTTACCTGTTGTATTGCCATAGTTCGCTCTCTTTAGTATATTTACCGCTTAGTGAAGTCTCTCAATGCTGATGAAATTGTTAAGATAACTAGCCCCTATCATTAGTGTAACCCTATAGAATCGTTTATTAGTATAATCATTTATGTAGTATATTGAAGTATCGCC